AGCCAGAAGCAGGAACTGTTGAATCTGGTCAGGATGATAAGCCGGCAGAAGAAGCTGCTGGCAAAAGTGAACCACAGGCGAAAGAGGACGGAGCCCAGAAAAAGGGTGAAACGATCCTTGGAAAGAAAGCTGAAGGTTCTGAGGAAATTGATTTTAAATCCATTGTACCGGAAGGTATGGTCTATGATGAAAAGCAAGCCAAAGACTTTGCCACCATAGGCAAGCAGGCCGGACTTTCCAATGAGCAGATGAGCCAGCTTGCAGCATACGGCATGAATTATGCCAATGAAACTGCAAAGGCCATCAAGGAAGCCTATGTTCAGCAGGTGGAGGACTGGGGCAAACAGGCCAAAGAGGAACTTGGTAATGATTTTGATGCAACCATAAACACCTGTGGAAAAGGCATAGAAGCATTAGAAAAGAAGATTCCTAATATTCGTCAGGCACTCAATGAGACAGGGGCTGGAAATCGTATTGAGGTTATCCGTGCCATGGCTCTTGTGGGTGAGCTTGTAAGTGAAGATTCTTTCCGTGGATTTGGGCACCAGCCTTCTCAGGCTGCAAACATTTATAACAAAACCAATTTTGACGCTTACAAATAGGCGTCAGGTTAATTAAAAAATAGGAGATGATTACTAATGGCTAATTTAGGTACTCAGGCATTAACTCTTGCGGATTACCGCAAGCGCATGAACCCAGACGGCGAGCTGGATTTTATCATTGAGGCGTTGGAGAATTCTAATCCAATTCTTCAGGACATGGTATGGAATGAAGGTAACTTACCTACCGGTAACATGACAACTATCAGAACCAGCCTGCCAACCCCACAAATCCGCCTTATTAACAAGGGTGTTACTCCATCCAAGAGTACCACCGAGCAGAAGCAGGATACCTGCATCATTCTGGAGGACAAATCTTCTGTGGATATTGAACTCTTGGCACTTCAGAAAAACCCTGAAGCATTCCGCCGCAGCGAGGATGCAGCTTTTGTCCAGGGCTTCTCTGATGTAGTGGCTGCTAATCTGTTCTATGGTGATACTGACGCGGACCCACATACCTTCAATGGTTTGGCAACTCGTTACAACACCTTGTCTGGAAACAAGGGCACTGCCGGCTATCAGACTATTTCTGCTGGTACTGCCGGCACCAATAATACCTCTATCTACCTTGTAGGTTGGGGCACTAAGAACACCGTAGGAATTTATCCACGCAATTCTGTTATGGGCCTGAAGATGCGTGACCTTGGCGAACAGACCGTTAAGGATGCAAACGGCGGCGAATTTCAGGCAGTGCAGACCCTCTTTAACTGGAAGGCTGGTCTTGCTGTTCAGAATATCCGCTCCAATGCTGCTGTTCGTAACATTGATGTTTCCGGTCTGAGCACTGCTGCAAACCAGAAGAAAATTGTGGAGGCTATCGTTAAGGCTAAGAACCGCATTCAGGGTATGCAGCGCGGTGACAAAAAGGTAGTTATGTATGTTTCTACCAATGTGTACGACATGCTGGAACTTTATCTCAACGACAAGAATAACGTATACGTTACCCGTCAGGAGCTTATGGGCCAGATGCCGCAGCTGTACTTCTCTGGTATTCCAGTTAAGATGTGTGACGCAATTGCGGAAGATGAAGGCGCAGTAGTATAAGGCAAAGGAGGACAACCAACATGATTCAGGATGCAGAATTGATTTTCTTTGACGAGCAGGCACTTTCCAGTGCTACGCTCACTTCCAACAATGTATTCACCGGCAAAGGAGAGGCAAGCGATCCTATGACCATTGTTTGTGACCTGGTTAATCCAACCGGTAGCGGCGGTGCATGTACTGTTGAAGTGATTACTGGTTCTTCTACCAGCTATTCCGATGCAGTAACTCTTGGTGAGTTTACGGCACCATTTAAGGCAAAGATTCCACGCGGCAACCTTGGCTGGATTAAGCTGAAGGCAACCTGCACTTACACCGGCGGCAAGATGAATGCTTCTCTTGTTTACGATGATGATGTGCTGTAAGTAAAAACTGGCAGGATATTTTATATCTAAGGGTATATTTATATCCTGCCTTTTCTCTATGGCAGGGGCATGGGCAGCCACGGTTCCCTCTGACGTGGTGCTCCTGTTATAGATAAAGGGCAGGATAGGAAAGGATGATGATATATGACCAATACAGATATTTGCAACATGGCACTCAGTTTTCTGAGTAAGGGGAAGATCTCCAGTATTGATGATAATGTGGAGGAAGCCAAGCAGTGCAAAATCCATTACGACCATTGCAGAAGAATGCTTCTCAGACAGTACCCTTGGGGATTTGCCAAGCGAGTTGTGCGCCTTGCGGTGCTGGATGAGGAAGTACCGGGCTGGGACTATTGCTATTCATATCCCCAGCAGTGTCTGGCGGTGCGTTATCTCTTTGACAAGGAAGGGGCGGCAGCCAAGGAAACACAAGTGGTAGAGTGGGATAAGGCTATTGTCAGCGACAACCAGCGGGCCCTTCTAACTAATCTGCAGGATGCGTGGTGCGAATATACCTATGATGTAAGGGATGTGGAAATGTTCACAGAGGAGTTCTCTGAGGCATTGGCACGTTACCTCGCAAGTCAGATGGCCATGGTTCTTACCGGTAATGCCAATATTATGCAGACTAATCTGCAGATGTATCAGATGCTGATGGAAATAGCCAAGACACAGAACGCCCAGGAAAGACGAATTGCTGTAGATTATCCGGAAACCTATGCCAACGCAAGGTTCCAGTAAGGGGGCGGCATTATGGCATCACCTAATGAATTTTATGTAATACAGCCGGCGTTTACTGGCGGTGAAATAAGCACCGATGTTGCCAGCAGAATTGACCTTGATAAATACCAGATGGCTCTTATGCAGGCGGAAAATGCCATTATCAGACCATACGGTGCAGTCAAGAAAAGACCTGGCTTTATATACTGCGGTGGAACAAAGTACCAGGATAAGAAGTGTATCCTGGTAAAGTTTGCTTACAGTGTAAATGTCAGCTATATGCTGGAAATCGGGCACCAGTATATTCGGATCTGGAAGAATAACCAGTATCTGAATATTGAGTTATCAACACCTTTTACTGAATCTGAATTACCGAACTTACGTTATGTACAGTCTGTGGATATCATGTATATAACTTCTGGCACTCATCCAGTAATGAAGCTGATGAGATATGCAGAAAATAACTGGCAGATTCAGGAAGTAGACTGGCAAGTGGTTCCTTTTGGGGAGCTGCAGCCGGATGAAACAAATTATCTCACTCCTTCTGGCACAACTGGGAATATAACCATAACAGCAACCAAAGATACCTTTACTGCCAATGATGTTGGAAGCTGGATTTCTTTTGAACAAAGGATAGGTTCCAGCACGGTAAGTATAAGTAACGGTACATCCAGTGCTGTAGCGGTGGGTGATACATGGAAAATCATTTGTCATGGCACATGGTCCGGTTCTGTAACAATTCAGATTTCCTATGATGGCGGCAGCACATGGCTGGATGAAAGAAAATATACGGGTGCTGGTGACTATAACCCTACAGAGTCCGGTACTGTGGAGGCATACTGTCTGATGCGTGTAGTGGCATCTACTGGCGGTGGCCTTACCTGTGATTTTACAGCCTTCTCATATACTCATTATGGTTCTGTAAAGATTACTGGATATACGGATGCAAAACACGTAACGGCAACCGTAAAGGAAAAGTTAGGTGGCACAGTGGCCACTACAGACTGGAAATTCTCCTGCTGGGGGCCTTCCCAGGGGTATCCATATACAGTTACTCTTTTCCAGGACAGACTTTGCCTGGGCGGAAATGAGAAATTCCCTATGCGTGTATGGATGTCCAGAACAGGTGACTATGAGAATTTCAAAGTAAAGAAAGAATCAGGCAATGTAACGGATGATAGCGCGGTGTCAGCTGACCTTCTCTGTCTGAAGGCATATAGGATAATGCACATGGATGCAGGCAATGACCTTCTTATTCTTACTGAAGGCAATGAATGGTCCATAAGCGGGGCGGATACAGTAACACCTTCCAATATCACTCCAAGAACGCAGCAGAATTTTGGAGCCAATAATACCCATACTATCCGTGTGGGGAACCGTCTTGTATATGTGCAGCGCAGGGGCTCCATTGTAAGGGATATGGAGTATGCCTATGCTACAGATAGTTACGGTGGTTATGACCTTACTCTTTTGGCCAAACACCTTATCAAGGGTCGGGAACTGGTAGACTGCACCTTTGCCCAGGAGCCTGACAGTGTGCTCTATTATGTCCGCAATGATGGCCAGGTGCTCTGTCTTACCTACATTATGGAGCAGAAAGTATACGCATGGAGCCACATAGTAACTGATGGCATTGTGGAGTCTATATGCTCTACGGAATATGGAAACAATGATATTGTCTATGCGGTTATACAGAGAGAAATTGATGGCCAGATAAAGAGGTATATTGAACGACTGGATATTGATAGGGACAGCAGCAACCAGCAGGATTACATTATGATGGACTGCGCAGCCCGTCTGGTATATTCAACAGCCACGGACACAATAACAGGCCTTAATCATCTGGAAGGAAAGACTGTGCTGGCAATGGGTGACGGTTATCTCTTTGAACCAAAGACTGTATCTAGTGGCACTATAACTCTGGAACAGCCAGTAAAAAATGTTGTGGTTGGCCTTCCGTACACCCTGATACTGGAGCAGCCAAACTTCAATACAAACATCAACGGGATAGGCAATGTACAGAGCATGGAACAGGCGGTAAATAATATCGTGCTCCGTCTAAACCAGTCTTATGGCGGTATGGTTGGCCCGGATGAGGATAATCTTAATGATATTGTCTATGACGTTAATACCATGGATTTGGGAGAACCAAGACTTTTCACTGGTGACAAGAAAATAGTAATGGCAAGTGGTGGATTCAATAAATACGGGAGAACCTACATAAAGCATGATTCTCCTTATCCGTTTACTGTAAGTGCGATTATAAGGGCGGTGACTATGGGTGGACCGGGACTTTAAGATTATTGAAACCAATGTGGAAGATAAGAGATTTATGCTGGAGCTTACCCAGAATCTCAGAAGGCAGGATTTGGATGAAATGCTGGCTTCAGGTATATATGACTTTTTGGAGGAAGTTGTGCGCACTGTGGAGTACAGCGAGTGCTGCTATAAAGCAGTAATGGATGATGGCCGTGTAGCTTGTGCCTATGGTGTGATACCGGCAAAGGTAGGTGCCCAGATTTGGTTTTTGGGTACAGACATTATAGCCACACACAGAAAATCATTTGTGAAAATCAGTGCAGAAATTCTCCGGGGCTGGCTGGAGAAATACGGGCGGCTTTTTAATTTTGTAAGTGCTGAAAATACAGACAGTATAAAGTGGCTGAAAAGACTGGGTGCTAAGTTCGTGGAGAAGGTTGAATATAACGGCCACATTTTTTGGAGATTTGAGATAGAAAGGGGCTGACATTATGTGCAGTTTGGTAGCCGGATTAACGGCCATTAGCGGAATAATGCAGTATAACGCTCAGCAGGAAGCGGCAGAGAATCAGGCGGCGGCTTATCGTGCCCAGGCGGAGACAGCAAAAAGAAATGCTGAAATAGAAGATAGGAAAGTAGAACAGCAGGTAGATAATACAGCCAA